TGAAAACTGGGTAGCAGGTAGCACCAGCAGAGTGCGAGGCGGCGGTAGTGCCGTCAACACCACGAGTGATGCTTGATAGCGAAGAACCTGAGCGTGAACCTACAAGCACCTTTTCTTCGGTGCTAAGACCTGGGTCGATAACCATGAAGAACGAACCACTAGCGGTGTTGTTCCAGTTGGTTAAGTCACCAGTAAGGAGCGCAGAGGTATCGCCAGAGGTGATGGCGTTGGTCAGGGTGCATGCGGGTGCCGCACCTGCATATGACCGTCTCGCTGCGTATGCCATCTATAACTCCTAGTCTTGTACTGAACGCATTGTAACTGTACAGGTTCCTTCCAAGTCCCAGTTGGACTGGTACCCGTCAGCGACCTGAAACTCTAAGTCTTCTAATACTACAGAAAATGTTTCGGTATTTTCCTGATAGTTTACCACACGCGGATTTGTCACTAAATCGCGCAAAGCGCGTAGTTCTGATTCAACATCGAAGTAGTAGTCGGTGTCGCGCACATGTAGACCGTGGTGCATGAGGATTGGGACACGGAATACTTGGCTGCGGGCTGGGCTGGCATAGGCTCGTGCCATCCAACGGGTGAGGGTTGGTGCCGTGGTTGCTGAACCTCTGTTGAGTGTCAGTTTGAATTTGGCTTCAATGAACTTGGACTGCGGACCAGTGGCTACCGATTCAGTTGCGAGTGATGTGGTGTGTGGCGACATTTCGGTGTAGTCGCCAGAGTCAAGGGAGATGCTTGGGGTGATTGTGCCGTATAGCGGGGTGGTTCTGATGTCGAACTTGGCTACGAACTTGCGGTCTGGAATACCCCAACGGTAGATACCTGTGACAATTTCTCCGCTGGTAACAAAGTTGGCTGAGTCTTCAACATAGATACCGTCGCCCGACACAGAGAACAAACGCTTGTTGCTAAATGTTGCTACTGCCAGAACGTTTGATGTTGAGGTGTGCATCAGGTCTGTGGCATGGGCTGGGGTGTTTAGTGCGATAAACGTGGATAGGTCCAAGCGTCCTATGCCACTTGATATACCGTCATAGTTGGACCAGCTGAACCAAACAAACTTTTCGTCAGCGGTAAACGAAACAACATTGCCACTTGTTGGGATAAGTGCGCCAGCTGTAAGGTTCGCAGCGCTGTCTGGTGTTGCGTAACGCACACCTTTGTTTGTGCCGATGAGTATGCCACCGAGATAGCCAAATACGGTTAATGGTATTTCTCCTGATGGGAGTTCGAGAGCTACTACTGGTTGGTCGAGTACGCCTGCTGCGGTGATAGTGATTTTGTAGATTGCTCCGCGTGTTCCTGCGTATCCTGCGGCATAGATTGCTGATTGTCCTGCAGCGAAACTTACCCAGTTCCATGTTGCTATCGGGTGTGCGTAGTCATCACCACCGATGTTTCCTGATGGGTTGTAGTACAGGTCTGTGGCATAACCACCTGCTGCGTCACCAGAAACCATAAGGTTTCCCTTAACAAAGTCAACATAATAAAGTTGATGTCCGTAAGCAACGTTTGATGCTACGTCTGCTGCGGTGTATTTCCATAAACCAAAACTGTTGGTTGTGCCAGCGTAGGTGAGATAAACGTTTGTACCATCGGATGCTATGTCGCGTGGTGTTAAACCTGCTGGCAATCCAGTAGCAGTTGTCCACGTTGGCGAGGTTGCAAACGGGTCTGTTGTGTATTTTAGGTTTTGCCCATCTACAACATAAACCCTGGTGTCAGTTACCACAAGTGGAAGATTGGTGTTCGCAGAGTTAAGTGATTCTTTGACAGCATTAAGAAGCGTTGCTTGTCCCTTTGTCCAAGGGTTTAAGCCTTTGCTGGAGTAGAACCTGTAGTCCTGTGCTTCAGCGGTGTCAGCATATTTTTGTCCAGCACCATAATGCCAAGATGTTTCACCGCGCCGCCACAAACCTTGCGGGTTGATAGCTGCTTCACCTGGGGTAGTTGACTGGTCAACAGAGTCACGCACTCGTGGTTCGAAACCGCGTGTGAATGTTCCAGCTTGCTGGTCAATAAGGAATGGGCGACCATCGATAGCAATAGGGAAAACGTCTGGTACAAGGTTTGTTGTGGTTCCGCCAGCAAAGAACTGTGGCGCTGGGATGAACGCATCTGTAAACCTGTAGAGAGTTGTTGCCACCGTTTAGTCCTTAGACAAAAAAGTTGGGTATGACCTCGTTAGTCGTGCGGCTTCTGCTTGGATACGGTCACGGCGCATCCTTTGCAAATTGGAAATCGAACCACTTACCGCACCAACTGGTACTTCTGCTGCGCGTCGTGTGTCGCCTTGTGATTCAGTGAAGTTGCGTTTAATTTCTCGTGGTGACATCAAACGAATTTGCGCCCCAATCGCAACAATATCTGTGACCGTATCTTGAATCCCGCCAGTTGTGTTTATGTCAGAGGATTCGGTTGAAGCGGTCACATATGGTGCTTTGTAGACAACGCGAAGGCGACCTGGGAATACCCCTTGGTCGAACCGTAACGCGAAGCCTGATGCGAAGTCATCTGTTGGGACATCACGCACAAGACGTACTTTGCGTGCGACAGGATAGTCGTCAACCATGTAGCGAACAGAAACACCAAGTAGGTCGATGATGTCGGTTACACCTGTGAGGTTTATCATGGTGTCTGAACCGTTGTAATCAATGTTTAAGGTTTTGACTTGGAACAAACCATTCATCGGGGATGACAGGTCACGCATTTCGTCGTTGACTGCTTCCAATACTTGTGAACGTGGGAAGCGTGGGCTGACAACAATTATTGCGTCAGCTGTGTGACTTGCTGCGGTTGTTCCGTTGAAGCCGCGCTCAACTGTTATCGTTTTTGTTGCTGAATCAGTTGCCCAAATGTACATGAGTTCTGAATCAATTTCGCAAACCTGCCCAGCACGCAACCCTTCAAGGGCATACGTTGCAATAACACTCGTCGCGGACGAGTTGATACTGGACGCTAGTTTGTTGCGCGGTTCAACTGTTCCCGATAGCAGTTGTCGCAACGTCCTATCGATGACGGTTGCGGCTGTGGTCATTTACTTCTTTTTCTTAGGCTTTGCCTTTTCCTTCATCTTCATTGGCTTGCCAGTTTTCTTGGCTTCCTTTTTAGCGGCTGCCATTCCTGCTGCACCGTAACTGAATTCTTTTTTTCCTACCATTGGCATAATGTCTCCTATCGACTCTTAGATGTTACCATTTAACTTTATCTGCCCAGTATGCGGCAGACATCTTGCCCTTAGCGATATTCTTGGCGTGGCGTGCTTTGAAGGCTTTGTTCCTAGCGGAACCATCGGGTGAGCCTTGTACACCCTGTTGCCCGAATCTGATGAGTTTTACTTTGTCACCAGTTTTGGCTAGGACCGCATGCGATTTGTTGGCTTGGGGTGTCCGCTTTGGTTTGTTGTAGCCAGCGAACTTTTCGCCCCTGTACTCAATCATTTGTTCTTCTTTACCGCAGCATTATCAACCAGGTTTGGGTACGGGCGTCCTGCTTTTTTGGCACGAGCTTTGGCAGCTTGCTTTTGAGATGGGGTCAGCGGGGTGGATTTCTTGTTAGGGTTTTTTGTTTCCCAAAAATCTTTCTTGGCTTTCTTCATTTGGACTCCACTAAGTATCCTGAGTCCCGAAGGACATCGCGTACATTTAACACTACATCATAGGGTTTCCCAGGTTTTAGGTCGATGCTGTGGTTGCCAATGTTGGCTTTGATTTTGCGGTTTACCTGTATCTGGACTGTTGATTCCATAGGCACCCAGTTGGGTTCCACACGGTTACCTGTCGGCTTCACTATCTGGAGCAACTGTTTTGCTGCGGTGTCCCAGTTGAACGCTGCGGTTTCACCTGCATGGGTTTCTGCCCGCTGACGGTAACGCTCACGATTGTTGTACAAGTCGGTGATAGCTGCAGCTAGTGCGTCTGGGTCTGGTTCATCCCAGTCGCCCATGTTCTGCCAGACACCTTTGGCGGTTGGGACCGAGGTGGTAGGGATACGGTGGGTGGCAAGGTCAGAGAACTCTCGATGCCCGTGAGCGTCAGACAAAATGGTGGGTACACCTGCCGAGATTGCTTGGAGTGGCATCAGCCCGAACCCTTCGCCGCGTGATACGGAAATGAAACCGTCCATTGAGCGCACAAGGTCAGCTTCTTCTTGTACTTTCATCCAGTTCCTATGCACTACCACGTTGGGGTAATCAAGGTTGGCTGGGGCAAACAAGTAAGGTGGGACTATTTTGATATGCAACTCAGCGTTAGGTAACCCTAACTTATTGAATACTTCCAGAACAACGTCTAATCCTTTTCGATACCATTCGGAGCCGCCGCACATGATACGGAACTTGTCGTGTGGTTCAGGGGTTTTTGGATGCCAAATATCACGGTCAACGCCCAAGGGGATAACCCTCACGTTGTCATGGTGTTGGGAGAACAGTTCCCAGTTGTGCAAGCTAGGGACGATGACCGTCTCAAAGTTGCATAGGTAGTCAGAGAACTCTGGGGGTAGCCAGTTCGTTTCCCACATCGTGAGCAGGGTGGGTTTCTGTCCCCGATGCCAACCCTTAATAAGATTAGGGCGCAAAGCAAACACTACATGTTCTGCGTCGTCACACAAAGTAACGCTTTTAGCTAACGCTGTTTTAAGCCCAACCACCATTTTGCCGTAGCCAACATGTTCAAGGTTGACCCCAACAAGGTTTAGATAGTTGGCAGAATCCCTGTCTCCACTTGCCATGATTCCTGTGCTTTCTTTTCTACCTCAGCCGCACCATCAATCTTCTTAGGTTGTAAACCATCAGCTCGAAGACGTTTGTATGCTGGCATATCTTTGTTCCAGTTGCGTTCAGTTTGATTAACTTCCGCCACCCTAGCCCCTCGACTAGTCGTCGTGTTGGTTCCCATGCGGACACCTGCTACACGGCACCCAAAGCAACCTTCAACATCTAACGTCGGATGTGTTTCTCTATGCTTCATGAAATATATGCCCCGTATCCTGCCGCAGTTAAAGCGGTCACTTCGTCTTCTGTTATCTCGTTCTCGTGTCCGCCATAATATACCTTAGAAACCATACTCAGGCTTGACGGTTGGTCATCGGTATAGGTTCCGTTGGTAAGCAAGAAGATGTTGCGTCCGCGTGGTGATGGGTCTATTCTTCCGCCAAGACGGTTCGCGAGGCGTTGGTCTTTCGATAACCGTAGCCCTCCCATATAATCTCCAACGATTACTGGGACTACGAAGTTATCGGTTGGTGGTCTAAAGATTGCCATTAGGTGATACTACTTCCATAGCCTGCTGCTGTGAGTTCTGTGATTTCTGCTTCGGTCAAGAAATTGTCATGCCCACCAAAATAGGTGCGGGTAATACGTTCAGGTCTGCGAGGGTCAGTAGTGGTGTAGCTGCCATCGTCGAGACGGTACAAGTTTTTGGCTCGTGTGCCTTGTGGTGTATGAGCGAACAGTCGGTCTGGTGGGTTTTCTGAAAGTCTGACTGCGAACGGGTAGCCTTCGGTTATTGGGACTCTGAAGATGTGTGACTTGTCCCAGTTGGCTGTGGCTGTTCCGTCGCCCGAACCTGTGCATGTTCTGAATAGTGCCCGTGCGCCAACCGTCTCCGACGTTCCCTCTCCCGAACCCGACGATGTACGGATAGCCGTGAGAACCCTCGTCGCCTCAGACGTTCCATCGCCTGAACCTGTGCTAGTTCTAACAACAACATGAACTGAGATTGTAGTCGCAGAACCAACACCTGATGCTGTGCCACTTCGCACAGGAAGAATCTTGCCAACTGTTGTGTCTGTACCTGCTCCGCTTCCTGATGCTGTGCGCGGCGCAATGTGCAGTCCTGTGGAATCCATTGTTCCAACACCAGAACCAGTTGCGCTGCGAAGAAGAACAACAATCCGTGTCGCAGACTCAGAACCCGTACCACTACCCGTACCCTGCCGTTGGCGTAGCACCTGAGCAACAGATGATGCTGTACCTGTTCCCTCGGCGGTAGCAGTAACCGTAACAATGGCGCGAACACCAAGATAGAAACGTCCACCGTTTTTGTAGAAACCTGTGTGGTAATCGACAAGACGGTCAAGTCTTGTAACAGTTCTACCTGATGCGCTTTCTGATGTTCCGTTCCCTGGTCCAGTAGCAGTACGCCCAACAACCTTAAAATATGTTGCCCGATAAAACGGGTGGGTATCTAAGAACGGTTCGCTAAAACCTGTGACTGCTGTTTGTGCCATAAGGGGTTATCCCCTGGCGGCTAGTCGAGTGACAGCGTGAGAGAAGTGATTTGGAAAGTGTCACCAGCGGTCACGGCTGCTGATGAAGATAATGCGCCAGTCCACAAACAGTTACCAGCAGTTGAAGCATCCCACAAAGACCAATGCGAATAAGTTTCAGTAGCAGCAACGTTCGTCCACTCCAAAGTTGCAGAGGTTGCAATAGCCCCAGATGCCGCTGTAGCCCACGCAGCAACCTTACGAGTTGCCTCAGTAGCGGCAGCAGTTGTCCCAGCTTCACCAGCGTCAGAGGTATGCAACTTTACATATACGTTTGTTGGCATCGTCCACGCGGTTTTACCCGTGGTATGTTCAAGAATTTTCAATTCCGCATAGTTAGAGATTGACATACAAACCTTTCGTTCAACATACTATACCAAAAGCAAAAGCCCCCCGCCGAAGCAGGGGGCTAAAGCCACATCTATCTAATTAGACGTTAGTTGCAATTGACGAAGACGACTCAATGCGACGCAATGAAGCTTCGCGGAATCGACCATAGCCACCCAACCAGTACCAACCCAATGGCTGCAAGCGCATGAGGAGGTCGGTTACGTTGCCACGGACAATCTTCGGTACTGCACCGTTTCCGTCTTGTGCTGAGTAAGCCTTAGCAAGAGCCTGACGACCCATGATGTGCGTGCAATAAACGTCAACTGCACCTGTGGTGCTGGTTCCGTTCGATGCGTTCTCGAACACCTTTGCGCGAGGGGTTTCAATGAAGCGAACCGACTCAAACAAGCCGATTTCTCCGTTGTAGATACCCTCTGGGTTTACATAGTTTGCTGGGGTACGCCATGCGGCTGCGTCCGTTGCTGAACGGAAGTCGTATGAAACGTCTGGGTGGATAAAGCCGATGTAAGAACCGTTGAAGGTTGCTACGTTTGCACCACGCAACTGGGCGACGGTCCTACGAACGTCGTCAGCGGCAAGGATGTCTTCAGCTTGAACCGTTACACGGCTTGAAGGTGTGGTCGAGCCACCTGTTGCATACACAACGTTGGTTCCGCCTGCAAGAACTTCACGGACAACCTGGTCGATTGAATCGCCTGCGTTGTATCCGATGATGTTTGCTGCTGCTGAGTCAACATCCAAGAACGCTGTTCCACGCAACTTGGCGGTGGTTACTACTGCGTTACCGTATTCGTTAAGAGTTACGGTTACTTGGCTGTCGGACAATGCTGTTGGGGTTACGTCGGTAACTTCGTTCAACGTTGACGTTGCTGCTGCAATGTCGCTGAAGATGGTGAATGTTACGCCTGTACCTGGCATTGCCTGTTGTACTGGTTGTACGTCTGCTGCCTGGTCGAACAAGAGTTCTGAACGCAACGCGAAATACGCGAGACGGTCAAATGCTACCTGGTCTACGGACAGTGACGAGAGTTGGGTTTCGCCTGCCATTTTAATTTTTCCTTTGGTTTAGAGGTTTGGTATTAGTTTCCTAAAGCTATTCGTGCCTCTGCCAAAATTGAATCTACTTCTTGTGGACTCCGCGCATCTTGTAGTCTGCGGTTCCAGTCGATTGGTGGTTGAGCGGTTTGGGTTCCTGCAGCAATTTTTGCTGTTCGGTTCCAAGCTTGTGCTTCTTCCATTAACGGACTTGGTTCTGGGGGACTAATCAATTGTGCTTCCACTGCAGCTTGTCTGATGGACTCTGGTGAAAGTTCACCGTCATAACCTTTAACGAAATACTTTGACGCTGGTGCAGTCAGGTCGATGCCTGCTTTCACGAACGCTAGTTCTCGTTTGGCGATGTCGGCTTCCGCGAGAAGTTTTTTGGCTTCTGCGTTTTCCTTTTCCAGTTGACGCATCCTTGCCCTAACAGGGTTTCGGTTGTCGTCCATTTGGTCTTCGCTGTCGTAGTTGTCAATATCTGACATATGGCACTCTCCTTTTGCCCACATCACTCTGGAGGGTAGTGATGGCTGCTGTTGATTTGTCACCCCATATTGCTCCGCACGGTTCGGGGGTTGTCCGTGAAGGTATTACGAACTATAACACATTACATGCCGACTGTGGTGAGTCCTGTCTGTTGTCCACCTTGACCGCTGTATCCGCCGCCTTCTTGGAAGGTTGCGGTGCGTCCGCGTCGTCGGCGTGAGATTCGTTCTGCGGCGGCTTGGTCGTTGGTGAGTGTGCCTGCAACAACTTGCTCTTGGGTGAGTGCTTGTTCGCCCATCAGGTTGGAACGGAATAGTTGTTCTTGTTGACCGATTTGGGTGAAGCCTTGTTGGGCTTGTTCAGCACTAACACCTTGTTGGGCTAACTGTTCTGCTTGGGCGGTTGTGATTTGCATGCCGCCTTGGGTCACGCCTGCCGCGGAGATTTGTGCGGCGCGGGCTTTGCGTTCTATTTCTTGACCTGATTTTGTTGGGTCTAGGAAGTAGGCGGCGATGTCACCATCAGTTAGGTCGGGGACCATTCGTTTGAGTTGGTTGACGACTTCTGGGCTGGCTTGGGTTACTGCGTTATACCCTTGTTGTATTCTTTGGGCTAGTTCGACTGGGGAGATGTCGTTGGCAATGAAGTTGGCAAAAGCTTCTTGGGTGTCGTAGAAGCCTTTTGGCATGCCGAGGTTCTTCAGGTTTGTTTTGTATGACATTTCCTGGTTGATGTACTCAGCCTCAGAAAGCTCAGGCAAACCTTTCTTCACACGGTCAGCGTTACCCTTGAACCGTTCTTTGTAGATTGGTGTTTCACGAATTGAACCAAACAATGCGTCAGCGTTACGCACCAATGTGGTGTCAGCCATAACAGCCTTATTTAAAGAATCAAATAATCCTTCAAGACCATAACGACGCAATATTGCTTTAAGTTCATCCGCCGCAGCCGTACCTGTTGGCAGAACCGTGGGTGTCGGTGGAGTTACTGGACCGCCGCCACCACCAGGTGGGATTGGTGGAGCTGTAGGTGGTTCGTCAGGTTTAACAATTATCTCCGTTGGTTTGATGCTACCTGCAGGTTTTTGAGCTGCAGGTTTTTGAGCTAATTGGACCTTAGAAGTAATTTGTTTACGACCTTCAGGGGTTGCACCAAGTTCAGCGAAACGAGCGTTAAGAGCAGCAGTATCAACAGGCTTACCAGCAGCTTGAAGTTCAGCGGTGCGCTGTTGGATAAATAGTTCTTGGCGTTCTTTTTTAGTCAAAGCCATAATGGTTAACCTTTCACTGCTCCGAAACCTCTAGTAATAGTAGAAGCCACATCACGATACAACGTCTTAGCCTCATCAGT